GGCGGGTATTATTGAAGCCTATAAAACGGGGCGAGGGCGTGTGAAAGTGCGCGCCAAAGTGCATGTGGAAAAGACGAAAAATAAAGAAATCATCGTTTTAGATGAAATGCCTTTTCAAACCAATAAAGCCAAATTAGTGGAACAAATCAGCGATTTAACGCGAGAAAAACAAATTGAAGGCATTAGCGAAGTGCGCGATGAGAGCGATAGAGAGGGCATTAGAGTGGTGATTGAATTAAAAAGAGACGCGATGAGTGAAATTGTCTTAAACCATCTCTACAAACTCACCACCATGGAAACCACTTTTAGCATCATTTTACTCGCTATTTATAATAAAGAGCCTAAGATTTTCACGCTTTTAGAATTATTGCGCCTTTTCTTAAACCACAGAAAAACCATTATTATAAGACGCACTATTTTTGAATTAGAAAAGGCTAAGGCTAGAGCGCATATTTTAGAGGGCTATTTGATCGCGTTAGACAATATTGATGAAATCGTGCGACTCATTAAAACAAGCCAAAGCCCAGAAGCGGCTAAAAACGCCTTAATGGAGCGTTTTACTTTGAGCGAAATACAGAGCAAAGCCATTTTGGAAATGCGTTTGCAACGCTTAACAGGCCTTGAAAGAGATAAGATCAAAGAAGAATACCAAAACTTGTTAGAGCTTATTAGTGATCTCAATGGCATTTTAAAGAGCGAAGATCGCTTGAATGAAGTCGTCAAAACAGAACTTTTAGAAGTCAAAGAGCAATTTTCTTCTCAAAGGCGCACTGAAATTCAAGAAGCTTATGAAAATATTGACATAGAAGATTTGATCGCTAATGAGCCTATGGTAGTGAGCATGAGCTATAAAGGCTATGTGAAAAGAGTGGATCTAAAAGCTTATGAAAGGCAAAATCGTGGCGGTAAGGGCAAGCTTTCAGGCAACACTTATGAAGACGATTTCATTGAAAACTTTTTTGTGGCTAACACGCATGATATTTTGCTCTTTATCACCAATAAGGGGCAGTTGTATCATTTAAAAGTCTATAAAATCCCAGAAGCGAGCCGGATCGCTATGGGTAAAGCCATTGTGAATTTAATCTCGCTCGCTCCTGATGAAAAGATCATGGCGACTCTAAGCACCAAAGACTTTAGCGATGAACGCTCTTTAGCTTTCTTCACCAAAAATGGCGTGGTGAAGCGCACCAATTTGAGCGAATTTGGCAGCAATAGGAGTTATAGCGGTATCAGAGCGATTGTTTTAGATGAAGGCGATGAATTGGTGAGTGCAAAAATTGTGGATAAAAACGCCAAGCATTTGCTCATCGCATCGTATTTGGGCATCTTCATTAAATTCCCTTTAGAAGATGTGCGCGAGATCGGAAGAACTACTCGTGGGGTTATAGGGATTAGACTGAATGAAAATGATTTTGTTGTCGGCGCGGTCGTCATTAACGATGACAGCAACAAGCTTTTGAGCGTGAGTGAAAATGGGCTTGGCAAACAAACTTTAGCCGAAGCGTATAGGGAGCAATCTCGTGGAGGTAAGGGGATCATTGGCATGAAGCTCACTCAAAAGACCGGCAATTTGGTGAGCGTTATCAGCGTGGATGATGAAAACCTGGATTTGATGATCCTTACTGCAAGCGCGAAAATGATCAGAGTTTCTATTAAAGATATTAAAGAAACCATCAGAAGAAATACTAGTGGGGTAAAACTCATAGACACCGCCGATAAAGTCGTGTATGCCAATTCTTGCCCTAAAGAAGAAGAGCCAGAAAATTTAGAAAACTCTCCTGCACAATTGTTTGAGTGATGCGTTTCTTTTTATTCTTGTATTGTTTATTGTATTTTTTAGGGGTTTCTTTGCATGCTCTAAACCCCCTAGAAGATCAAGAATTTTTAATTTCGTATCGCTTGAAAATCGTTGATTCTAGAGTGATGGGCGAAGAGTATTCTGTCTCTAAACCTATCGTTAGCCGTATTAAAACAGCCCCCTATATTTTAGACTATCATTGCTCCATCATCACTCACAACTTACCCGATTTGAAAAACCCCTTGCTCCCAATAAAGTTAGAACGCTTCCTTTTAGAAATAGCGTTAAAAAAAGAAAAAGAGCGAGTCATAGACTGCATTTTAAAAAGCCAAGTCGCTATCACACATTATGATCACAGCTATAAAAACGGCACCACTACCACAAGCATTCTCAACCTCAAAGCCTTAAGCGTTAGAGCGAGTTTGGTGGGAGATGCGTTATTTTTAGATATTTTTAGAAAGGAAGAAGAATGAAAATCGCCATTGTAGAAGATGATATTAACATGCGTAAAAGCCTGGAGCTTTTTTTTGAGCTTCAAGACGATTTAGAGATTGTGAGTTTTAAAAACCCTAAAGACGCTTTAGCCAAATTAGATGAAAGCTTTGATTTAGTCATCACGGATATTAACATGCCCCATATGGACGGCTTGGAATTTTTACGCCTTTTAGAAGGCAAATATGAATCCATTGTGATTACCGGTAATGCGACCTTGAATAAAGCCATTGATTCCATTCGTTTAGGCGTGAAAGACTTTTTCCAAAAACCTTTTAAACCAGAATTGCTTTTAGAGTCTATCTATCGCACCAAAAAAGTTTTAGAATTTCAAAAAAAACACCCTTTAGAAAAACCTTTAAAAAAACCACACAAACACAGCTTTTTAGCCACTTCAAAAGCGTTAGAAGAGAGCAAACGGCAAGCCTTAAAAGTCGCAAGCACGGACGCTAATGTCATGCTACTAGGCGAAAGCGGGGTGGGTAAGGAGGTTTTTGCTCATTTCATCCACCAGCATTCGCAACGCTCCAAACACCCTTTTATAGCGATCAACATGTCCGCTATCCCAGAGCATTTATTAGAAAGCGAGCTTTTTGGGTATCAAAAAGGGGCGTTCACAGACGCCACAGCTCCTAAAATGGGGCTTTTTGAAAGCGCTCATAAAGGCACGATCTTTTTGGATGAAATCGCTGAAATGCCCGTTCAATTGCAAAGCAAACTTTTAAGAGTGGTTCAAGAAAAAGAAATCACGCGCCTTGGGGATAATAAGAGCGTTAAAATTGATGTTCGTTTCATTTCCGCTACCAACGCTAACATGAAAGAAAAAATCGCTGCGAAAGAATTTAGAGAGGATTTATTTTTCCGCTTGCAAATTGTGCCTATAGTTATCGTGCCTTTAAGAGAGAGGGTAGAAGAGATTTTACCCATCGCTGAAATCAAGCTTAAAGAAGTGTGCGATACGTATCATTTGGGGCCAAAATCTTTTTCAAAAAACGCCGCAAAACGCCTTTTAGAATACTCTTGGCATGGGAATGTGCGAGAGCTTTTAGGAGTCGTGGAGAGAGCGGCGATTTTAAGCGAAGGAGTAGAAATCCAAGAAAAAGATTTGTTTTTGGAAAGGTAGTTGGTAAAATTTCTTTTAGGTTTTAGTGATCACACTATAATTTCATGGGGTTACTAAAAGTCATTTTTAACCCCTAAGACCGCACTACAAAAATTATTGCGCCATTAAAATCAAGCTTTTTACTATTGATTATAAAAAATGCTTTTTAGGATTTTTTATAATTTATGATTAACCCTTAATGATGATAAAGCTTTATTAATAATTTTTGTGTAGAATTAAAAATAGTGAGTTTAAGAGTTTGCAAACCCACCTCTTGTAATGGAGTTATAAATAGACTTGGTAGTTCATTTCTTTCACAAACAAACCCCATGCAAGCTATTTCAATTCCAAAGCTAAAAATTTTCCCGTATAGCTTTGGGTTTTTTCACAATTTTTAGCCACTTCCAAAGGCGTGCCGCTCGCAATAATTTTCCCGCCCTTATCCCCCCCATCAGGCCCCATGTCTATAATGTAATCAGCGTTTTTGATGATGTCTAAATTATGCTCAATCACTATCATGGAATTGCCTAACGCCACTAAAGAATGCAAGACTTGTAAAAGGTGATTCACATCTTCAAAATGCAAACCGGTGGTAGGCTCATCTAAAATATAAAGGGTTTTGCCTGTGTCTTTTTTGCTCAATTCTTTAGCTAATTTGATCCTTTGAGCCTCCCCCCCACTTAAAGTCGTAGCGTTTTGCCCTAAAGTGATATAGCCTAAGCCCACATCTATAAGGGTTTTTAACTTCACAGCGATTTTAGGGAATTTAGCAAAAAATTCATAGGCTTCTTCTACGCTCATGTTCAACACATCGGCAATGGATTTGCCTTTCACCTTGATCTCTAAAGTTTGAGGGTTGTATTTAGTGCCCTTACAGCTATCGCATTGGACTAACACATCAGGCAAGAAATGCATTTCTATTTTAATATCCCCATCGCCTTGGCATTTCTCGCACCGCCCCCCTTTAACATTAAAGCTAAAACGGCTTGCACTATAGCCTAAAATTTTAGCTTCTTTTTGCTCGGCAAATAAAATCCTGATTTCATCCATCACTCCTGTATAAGTGGCAGGGTTGCTTCGTGGGGTTTTGCCTATGGGGGCTTGGTCTAAATAAATCACTTTATCCAAATGCTCCAACCCTACAATCTCCACCCCATTCAAGCTTTGAATTTTTTTAGCATGGTTTAAAAGGGTTTGAGCGGTGGGTAAAAGGGTTTGTAAAATCAGCGAGCTTTTACCGCTCCCGCTCACCCCAGTAATGCACACCAATTGTTTTAAAGGGATTTGAACGCTCAAATTCTTGATGTTATTGATATTGACATTTTTAATTTCTAAAAAATGCTTTTCTTTAGGGAGTTCCAATTTGGGGCGCTCAATCTTTTTAGTGCCGTTGAGATACAAGGCGGTAGAATGGTTGTTTTGCAATAATTCTTTTACGCTCCCGCTAAAAACCACTTCACCCCCATGCCTTCCAGCCCTTGGCCCAATATCCACAACAAAATCCGCATGCTTAATCGTCTCTTTATCATGCTCTACGACAATGAGCGTGTTCCCCTTTTTTTGCAAATTCCTAAGGGTGTTGATGAGTTTGAGCGTGTCTTTTTCATGCAAACCAATGCTAGGCTCATCTAAAACATACAAAACCCCTGTCAAACCGCTCCCGATTTGACTAGCGATTCGTATCCTTTGGCTCTCCCCTCCGCTAATCGTTCGTGCATCCCGCCCTAAAGTCAAATACCCTAGCCCCACATCGTATAAAAAAAACACCCTTTCTAAAATCTCTTTTAAAATGGGTTCAGCGATCTTTTTTTCTTGCTCGTTAAGATAGCTAAAATGCGTGGGATCATTAAAAAAGTGATAGACCTCTTCAATGGGCTTAGTTAAAAAATCCGCCATTTTCAAGCCAGCGACTTCAACGCTCAAACTTGAGGCTTTCAAACGATGCCCCTCGCACGAAGAACAGGTTTTTTCGCTCATGTAATCGCTCAAATCCTTTTGCTCTTTAAACATGTCATAAGCGATTTGGATAATGCCTTTCCAAGGGCGTTTTAAAGGGCTGTTTTTGAAATGGAAGCTGATTTCAGTGCCATTCCCATACAAAAGAGCGTCCTGTTGCTCTTTATTCAATTCGTTAAAACAAAGCGCGGTGTCAATGCCATTGTATTCGCAAAAGCCTTCAAACATTTTAGCGTAATAACTGCGGTTATACCCAAAAATCACTTTAATCGCTCCTTGATTTAAAGGCGTGTTAGGATCTAAAATCTTACTAATATCTAAGCTGAATTTTGTCCCCAAACCCAAACAGCTCTCGCACGCCCCTTTAGGCGAATTGAATGAAAAACTCAAAGGCTCTAATTCTTCAAAACTCATCTTGCATTTAAAGCATGCCTTATGCTCGCTGTAATGCTTCCTGATGCTTGGCGCGTTGTCTTGCAAGATTTCCACTTCTAATTCCCCATAGCTTTCTTTAAGGGCTTTTTCTATTGCGCTAGCGATCCGTGAAGAATTTTCGCTATTAATAACCACTCTATCCACCACCGCTTCAATGGTGTGTTTTTTGGTTTTGTGCAAATGGATTTCTTCATCTAAACGCACCATCACCCCATCAACAAAAGCCCTCACATACCCCTTTAAACGCAAACTCTCTAATTTATCGTTAAACGAACCTTTTTTATCTTTAATAATGGGGGCTAGAATAATGATTTTAGAATTTTCTTCTAAATGACAGATTTGAGAAATAATATCGCTCGCGCTCATAGAACTAATGGGCTCTAAACATGTGGGGCAAAATTGCTCCCCAATCCTTGCAAACAACAACCTTAAATAATCATAAATCTCAGTGATCGTCCCCACAGTGGATCTAGGGTTTTTAGAAGTGGTTTTTTGATCAATAGCAATCGCAGGGGTTAGGCCTTCAATTTTATCCACATTAGGCTTACCCACTTTGTCTAAAAATTGCCTCGCATAGCTGGACAAACTCTCTAAATAGCGCCTTTGGCCTTCAGCGTATAAAGTGTCAAACGCCAGAGTGGATTTACCCGAACCGCTTAATCCGGTAAAAACAACAAATTGGTTTTTAGGGATTTCTAAAAAAATATTTTTGAGATTATTTTCCCTAGCCCCTTGAATAATGATCTTATCCATAATGGTTTTATGTTGCAAGAGTTTCCTTAAAATTCCTTAAAATAAGAAAGTGGATTAAAATGAGCTATTATACTTCAAAAAAGAATGGTTTTATTATCATTTCTTATTCATAAGAGTTAAAAATATTTGCTTGATTAAGGATAAACATGCTATTATTTTATGAGAAAATTTTAAAGATAGGAATGTAAAGGAATGGAATTTATGAAAAAGTTTGTAGGTTTAGGGCTTCTATCCGCAGTTTTAAGCTCTTCGTTGTTAGCCGAAGGTGATGGTGTTTATATAGGGACTAATTATCAGCTTGGACAAGCCCGTTTGAATAGTAATATTTATAATACAGGGGATTGCACAGGGAGTGTTGTAGGTTGCCCCCCAGGTCTTACCGCTAATAAGCATAATCCAGGAGGTACCAATATCAATTGGCACTCCAAATACGCCAATGGGGCTTTGAATGGTTTTGGGTTGAATGTGGGTTATAAGAAGTTCTTCCAGTTCAAGTCATTGGATATGACAAGCAAGTGGTTTGGTTTTAGGGTGTATGGGCTTTTTGATTATGGGCATGCCGATTTAGGTAAGCAAGTTTATGCACCTAATAAAATCCAGTTGGATATGGTTTCTTGGGGTGTGGGGAGCGATTTATTAGCTGATATTATTGATAGAGACAACGCTTCTTTTGGTGTTTTTGGTGGGGTTGCTATCGGCGGTAACACTTGGAAAAGCTCAGCGGCAAACTATTGGAAAGAGCAAATCATTGAAGCTAAAGGTCCTGATGTTTGCACCCCTACTTATTGTAACCCTAACGCTCCTTATAGCACCCAAACTTCAACCGTCGCTTTTCAGGTATGGTTGAATTTTGGGGTGAGAGCCAATATTTACAAGCATAATGGCGTAGAGTTTGGCGTGAGAGTGCCGCTACTCATCAACAAGTTTTTGAGTGCGGGTCCTAACGCTACTAATCTTTATTACCATTTGAAACGGGATTATTCGCTTTATTTAGGGTATAACTACACTTTTTAAACCCTTTAAAAGGGTATCTTTAAGCCCTTTTTTGTCTTTATAAAGAGGATTTTAATTTGAGTTTTCGCATCTTAAAAAGCTGAGGTTGATTATAAAGAAACTTTTAAGCGTAACCAACAAAACCAATACCATTGAGTAGGCATTTGGAAAATTCATCTATAGGGTTTTAAGGGGGTTTGTTTGCAAGAAATAGAGAATTTGCACCAAAGCGTTTTGTTGCAAGAAGTTTTGCAAGCGTTTGCACCTTTAGAAGAAGGGGTTTTGATTGATTGCACTTTAGGGTTAGGAGGGCATTCTAAAGCGATTCTATCCCAAAAACCGCACCTGAAACTCATTGGCATTGATAAGGATAAGTTCGCTCAAGAAATCGCTAAAGAACGATTGAAAGCTTTTGAAGGGCGTTATAATCTCTTAAGTGGGGGGTTTGCCAAACGCTTTAAAGAAGCCCTAGAAACGCATAACAAGGAGATTAAGGGGGTTTTAGTGGATTTAGGGGTGAGCTCTTTGCAGCTTGATGATGATAGCAGAGGGTTTAATTTCCACTCGCACGCTCTGGATATGCGCATGGATTTAGAGGGCGGTTTGAACGCTCAAAAAGTCATCAACTCTTATCCTGTAGTGGCGTTAGAAAAAATCTTTAAAGACTATGGCGAAATCAAAGAATACAAAAAAATCGCCCACAAAATTGCAGAAAGGCGTGCCAAAAAACCCTTTAAAGACGCTAAAGATTTGAGCGATTTTTTAAGCTCTTTTTCTAAAAATAAAAAAATCCATCCAGCGACTTTGGTGTTTCAAGCCGTTCGCATAGAAGTCAATAGAGAATTAGAAGAATTAAAAGAGTTTTTACAATGCGCCAGAAACCTTAAAGGAGCGATTTTGTGCGTGATTTCTTTCCATTCTTTAGAAGACTCGTTAGTGAAAAACGCTTTTAAAGATTACGCTAAAAATTGCATTTGCGATCCTTTAAGTTTCAAATGCACTTGCTCTAACAATCACGCTTTAGGCGAAATTCTAACCAAAAAGCCCATCACTCCAAGCCCAGAAGAAATTAAAAACAACAGGCGTTCACGAAGCGCTAAAATGAGAGTTTTTCAATTCAAACCATGAATAAGCCAATGAGTAAGCCATGAGTATAAAAAGCCATTCTTCAAATGAAAAAGAACGCTTTGTGCGCATAGAAGAGGACGAAAAGAAAGAATTATTTGCTGGAACTACCAATGAAAATTCGCACGGCCTTTCTTTAATGGCTTTAATAGGGGTATTGGTTTTTGGGGGCGCGTTTTTAGCTCTGTTAGCGCCTAAAATCTATTTAAGCAATAATATCTATTATATTAGCCGTAAAATCAACACCCTAGAAGATCAAAAACGCTTGCTTTTAGAAGAACAACAAATCCTAAAAAACGAATTAGAAAAAGAGCGTTTTAAATACTATATAGAGAATAGTGAAAATATTGGCGATATTGCGTTTTAAGTGAAAAACCCCCTATCCTTAAGAGAACCTAATTAATAATAAATCATTTTGAATTATTTTAATATAAAGGACTTATTTTAAAATTTTGTTTCAATACGAAATTTTAATCCCTTGTAAAAGCTTTAAATTTCAAAAAACAAACAAACAATCCCCTTAAATTGTATAATAAAAACACTTTAAGCCAACAAAGGATAACCATGAGAAAACGATTCATTCCACTTTTGTTATTCAGGAAATAATATAGATGAAAAAAACGATTTCAGCGTTGATTTTATCAGCGTGTATAGGGTTATCGTCTGTTTGTGCGAGTAACGCTTTGATTTTACAAACCGATTTTAGCTTAAAAGATGGGGCTGTTTCGGCGATGAAAGGCGTCGCTTTCAGCGTTGATTCTAATCTTAAAATCTTTGATTTAACGCACGAAATCCCCCCATATAACATCTGGGAAGGCGCTTACCGCTTGTATCAGACCGCTAATTATTGGCCGCAAGGTTCGGTATTTGTGAGCGTAATTGATCCGGGCGTAGGCACTAAGCGTAAATCGGTGGTATTGAAAACTAAAAACGGCCAGTATTTCGTCTCGCCGGATAACGGCACGCTGACTTTGGTGGCACAAACTTTGGGGATTGATAGCGTGCGTGAAATTGACGAAAAAGCCAACCGCTTGAAAGGTTCTGAAAAATCCTATACTTTCCATGGTCGTGATGTGTATGCTTACACTGGGGCACGCTTGGCTTCTGGGGCGATCACATTCGAGCAGGTCGGGCCAAAGCTTCCCGCAAAAGTTGTTGAAATCCCTTACCAAAAAGCGAAAGCAACAAAAGGGGAAGTGAAGGGTAATATCCCGATTCTTGATATTCAATATGGCAATGTTTGGAGCAATATCAGCGATAGATTGCTCAATCAAGCATGGATCAAACGCAACGATATATTGTGTGTAACTATTTCTAAAGGTTCCAAGAAAAAATACGAAGGGAAAATGCCGTATGTTGCGAGCTTTGGCGATGTTTTAGAAGGCCAGCCGTTGGTCTATCTAAACAGTTTGTTGAATGTTTCTGTAGCGCTGAATATGGATAATTTCGCGCAAAAATATCAAATTAAATCCGGTGCTGACTGGAATATTGATATAAAGAAGTGCACTAAGTAAAGCGCTTTTTAGAAAAATTAAGGGGGAGTTAAAGATTTCAACTATCAAACTTTGATTTAAATGGTATAACAGCTATTGTGCGCTCAATAAAGTCAAAGGAAGTGCTAATTTAGATGTGGTTACTGGGTTGAACTACCGCTATAAGCATTCTAAATATTCTGTAGGGGTTAACATTCCTTTAATCCAAAGAAAAGCTAGCGTCGTTTCTAGCGGTGGCGATTATACGAAACTCTTTTGTTTTCAATGAAGGGGCTTTTAAGGTGTTTTTTAATTACGGGTGGGTGTTTTGAGCGTGAAATGAATATATAGAAATAATCTATAACAAACACAAAAACCCCCAACAAAACACCTAAATAGCGTTACTATCAAGTCCGTTTTAATCTTTGTTTGTGGCACAATTACAACGAGTTTTTAAAAAACTGCCAAATAATAACCTTTTTTTTTACAACTTGTCAAGCACCTTTAAAAAAAAACAACACGCCACTAAATCTCTATAGAACGCTATTGTAGTGTTAGTTAATATCGGTTTAGATAGCAAAAAAAGAACACTACCGCTAAAATTTTTTTATAAAAAGTGAAAAACTCCCGGCTATTGTTAGACAATAAACAGGCTAGAGAAAAAAACAAAACCTAAAAAACATTTTCTTTTTTTAATGATACTTTAAATAAAGAAAATCAGACTTTTATAATACAAAAATAAAAAGTTTTAAAAATTTTCCTTTTTAAAATAAGGGGGGTGGTTAAATGGCGTGTAGGACAATCAAAAACTTTCATATAGTCGTAACGCTTAAAACCTTGCTATAAGCGCGTTTAAAAAGCGTTTTAAACAAGAAAAAGCATAAAACACTAAAACAATTCTAATCTGCATTACCATCAGCGTTCGCTAATGCTATAAGTTCGGTTATATTCATTTGCCTATAATCGTTATTCTCTTTATATTCTATCGCTTGGATCTGCTCTTTTCCAAACAAGCTAACGCCTGCATCAATGAAAAGCTTAGACACTTTTTCAGCCGCTATGATAATATTAATATTGTCTTTCACCTTATCGCCTGCTTTTTTTATCATCTTAATAAGCTCACCTCTTGCCACAATAGCGCAAAATAAGATCTGTTTTTTAATGTAAGCGGTATTCATCGCCTTCAAAATCAACTCGTCGCTACTCGTTTCAGCTATCGCTTCCACTACCACGGGGTCAAGGTCTAAGTTTTCTAAACTTTGTTTTAATACTTCTTTAACTTCTTCTTTTTTAGTGTCTAAAAATAATCCCATTTTATCCGTTGTCAGCTTGTCTTTTAAAACGACAGCGGCTTCGTTAGCAATCTTTTTCTTTTCCCATTTGTCGCGTATCTTAAATTTTCTTATTAAACTAACGCTCACGCCATACTTTTTGCTTAATGCGTTAAGGCTCAAGCCATGCGTCTCATACATGGCCCTTATTTCTTTTAATATAACTTTATTCTCCCACTCTCCATCCATCACCCATAACGCTAATGTTCTGTTACTAATGCCAAATTTTGAGGCGATCTTTTGTTTAGATTCTAAACTTCTTTCATAGTATCTCTTGACCCTAAGTTTAAAATCGTTTGAATAAGCTTTATTTACCTTTTTTTCGTTTTCTTTTTTTTTCTTCTTCCATCAGTTGTCCCCCGCTAAGCTTTGGTATTTTTTGAGATCAATTTTTCCGCCGGTTTCGTTAATGTAATCTGCTTTGCCTTGGTGTTCTTTGATTTTAGCTAACATTAGCGGGCTCACACTACCGCCTAAGCTCTCCAACATCTGTAAATTTTTTCTTAAAGAATTGAGTAAAATCTCTTGCGTTTGTGTGGCTCTTGCGGTGTTTTCTTCCTTGCTTCTAAACCCCCAACTTGTCATCTCTTTGGCTTCATCTCTTAATTTCTGCGTTACCTGTCCGCCTTGCGCCATGGTCTTTGCGACTCTATTAGCATAACTTAACCTAGCGTTATCGGTTTTTGCTAAATCGTAATCAACGCCTTTTAAACCTCCTGTCTTATGGTTGATCCATAGCTTAACCTGGTTAATAATGCCGCTATGTTCTTGCGCTTTTTTGATTAAATCATCTCCTAAATCTAAAGCCTTAATATCATCAAAAATATCCTGCGTAGCTTTGTTAATGCTCGCTAGTCTTGTCTTATTTTCGCTTTTAATGTTTAGGTTTCCGTTTAGATTGACATTTAGATCCATTCCTAAAAACTTTTTAGCCATGTAGTAATCAAACGCTGTGATACTTCTATTTTTGATCTTATCGTCCAAATAGGCGATCCCGGTAGAAATATAAGTCGGCTCATTAGCTTCTAATCGTTGATTAGCATTAGCTAAACTTTGGTTATTAGCTAAACTTTGATCATTCTTATTCTCGCTTTCTGGTGTGCTTGGCACTTTTTTCTCTTGCTTGATCGGTTTATAAAGGCTGTTTAGTTGTTCTTCAAAAATTTCACTTTCTGTTTTTTCATTCATTGGGTTGTCCTTTCATCAAATCACTCTAAAAACATTTTTTTTAAACGCTTCGTATTCTAAGCTTGCCATCTTTAATGAGTTCTTTACGCTCCAAATTGTAAGCGAACTCATTTTCTATTTTCATCTTATTATTTATAATATCGGCTTCAAGCATTAAAGCATTTTGTAATAATTGCACCTTAAGGCTTTCTAGTCTCGTCGCTTGCTTATTGACAAGTTCCTTAACATTTTTTTTTACGATTATTGGCATCTCTATTAATTTGCCATTCAAATAACCTTGAAATTCGTTTTTTAAGCTTTCTAAATTTTCTTTAGCTTTAGTATTGATTAGATCGCTTAATTCGTTTTTAGCTAATCCTAACACTTCATTATTTTTTTGTTTGAGCGATTCGCTTTCGTTAATGAGTTCTTGTGTTTTATTGTAGAGTTTCATTTTTTCACTCCTTACTATTCTGACAAATTTTATAAATAGTAAAAAGCTATTTCAAGGGTTAGATTTTTTTAAAGGCGTTTATCAGCGTTTCATAGCCTTGTAACTTCGCTTCGCATGTGTTGTCTTTAATGATAATTTTATGATATTTGTCTTTAATCTTGACCGCTTCTAAAAGCTTGTTAGCCTTGTATTGTTGGCTTTCTAATTCTAGCGCTTGGATCGTTTCGTTTTGTTTGATCAAATGCGCTTCGTTATTTTCTAGTTTTTCATCCGCTAGCGCTAATTTAACTTTTAGATTATTATTTAAAACTAACAAAATAACAATAACAATATAAGGCATACCCCCCCTAAAAACCCTAAAAATCACACCATAAAACATTAGTATCTAAAAAAAGGATTAGAGTTAATATAACTTTTAACTTCTTCCATGATCGCTGGCTTGGGCTTTGCTATTGGCGCGCTTTGTGCGGGTAGCGTGTTTTGTGTGGTTGGTGTTTTCATAGCGTTATTATCCACTAGCGCGCTCGCTTTAGCGTTTGGCCGTGCTTTTTTAAGCCATGCGTATTCCTCTTGACTTCGTTGGTTTTCAAGTTTCATGGCTTTCGCTCTGTGATCGTTTAAAACTTTGTTTTGTTTGTGGCTCTCTTCACTCATGATCTGTTGTCTTTTAGCAAAATCCATGCTTTGTTCGGCTTGTCTTTTTTGCAAGTCAAACGCTTCGGCTTGCTTCTTATCATTCGCTAAATCTCGCATTCTTTGATACTTTAAGGCATCTTCTCTAATCTTGGCTTCATCAAATAACGCTCCTGCTCTAGCAATGTTATTAGAAAAATTGGTTAGCGTTTCGTTTAACATTAAATTCGCAAACCTTTGGCTATTTAGTGCGTTTGCAAAATTATCAATCGCTCCGCGCCCTGCTGTGATATTTTCGTAATATGTCATGGTAAAATCCTTTTAAAAGATAAAATCACGATCCGTTATGTAAAGAGTTCTCTATAACGCTAATAGTGATTTGTTTATACAGAGTTTCTCTTCTGGTTCGCGCTTTAAAGGTTATCGTATGCTTTTTTACTCTATCGCTTCTAAACAAAAAAACGCTACCGCTCGCTAATAATATGTTATTTTCATCGTAAAAGCCTTCAACAGGATTATTTAAGGTAGAAAATCCCCACAATTTCACCGGCGCGTTCTTTAAAACTTCTAACTTATCGCTAAAAAGCTGTATTTGATTCATCTCGCTCTCTTTGTTAAGCTTCTCTAATTCACTACTCAAATTGCTTAAAATCGTTTTTAGCTCGTTAATTTGTTCCTTATCGCCATAAGCTACATTTCCATTATTCTTGCTAATGGTGTTATATTCCTTTCCTATTTCTAAAATCGTGTTCAACACATTTTCAAAATTAGCCGGCGTTACGCCGCTTGGCGCGTTCGCTTGGACTTGCAATAAACTCACGTAGGCGTTTGCTCTATTTATAAAGGCGTTGTCTTTTAGGCTTTTTAGCATAGATTGGCATTGTATAAGCGTGTTTAGCGTGCTTGCTTTTTGGGCTTGCACACTGGACTGTAAGCTTAAAAACTCTAACTGCATTTTCGCTCTTGCTTGTTCTATCGCTAACGCATGTTCTTGCTCTTGTAATGATAGTTGTTTGCATTGTAACGCTCCTTGCATACTTAATGTGTTCAGTTCTTTGTTAGTGAAATTCTGTTTTTGTAAAGCATCTTTGAATAAAATAAAATTTCTTATAAATCGTGTTGTATCCATTTTAAGCCTTATCAATCACCTTAAACAAAAAATTATTAACGCCTTTGTCTTTGACTAAATCAAAAAACTTTTTTACCGCTTCGTTGCTTTTATAAATCATCTCTTCATCGTGTTGCATCCCTAACAAAACACACCCTAAAGTATCATGCGCACTGTTTCCTACATGGATTAAAATTTTTCGGTTTTTGAAATCCTTGTTATTGGGATCTACTAGCTGTAATACTTCATGGCGTAAGTTATTGCATTTTTTATTTTGGTATTCTTTAGGCACCGTGCAACTCGTATCGCTCCACTCTAGCTCGTAATCCCTCGCTATTATCGGCCTATCTAAATTCGGCGTATCTGTTGGCTCTCCGCTGTTTTCTAATGAAAAGCAACTGAATAAGGCTTTTTCTTTTTCGTAGTGTTTGATTATCGCTTTATCGCTTATGCCTTGATCGTGCGTGCTTTCAAACACTTTAAAGCTTCCTAATATGCCGCTTTCTTTCTTGTCTTTCCTTACTAGCGATCTTAAATCGTGTTTTCTTTCCAGTAATACTAAATACATTAACTTCCTTTAGTTTCTTGGTATTTAACTACAATCAAGCCTTATTTTAAAGGGTTATTATTTTTTAGTGCAAAACTTCAAATCGTTTTCTAGCGTTTCGGTATAAATCAATAACGCTCTTAAGTATTCTAACGCTTCTAAATGCTCGCTCGGTCGTGTCGGTATTTCAATATCGCATTTAATTGGCACTTTCACCTCTCTATAAACAACCTTTTTAGCGCATGCACTAAAGCTAACGCCAAAAACACACGCTAAAAATAAAAGCTTCATTTTAAAACTTCATAAACGATCGCTTGAGAATGCTTATGAAACCTAAATTTGTCAAATCCATTTTATAACCTTTTCTTTAAACTATCTAACACTAAAGCGCTCACGCTCTCCGATCCTAAATACCCAACGCCTCCACTAATCGCTACGCACAAACTGGTAGGTAAATTAAAAAAATAATCCATGATTTCGTAACTTATCCAAGTGATAAGCATGCTCGATCCAACGCCTTGAATGATATAGTACGCTTTTTCGGTTTTGTTTATAAAATTCTCGTTTCTAATACTTCGCAAAACATATAAAAAACCAGCAAATAAACCGATCATTAGCAACAACAAATACGGGATGAATTTTGAAACTTCAAGACCTAAAACAATTAAATGCTGATGCATTATTTGCCTTTAATCTGCTTATCTTTGGAATGTTCTAAAACCATGCCATCTAAATGCTCGTTTGACAAAATCGTGATATATTCTAACACTTTTAAATTATTCTCAATTTTGGCTTCTAATTTTTCGGATCTGTCCATGTTGCTAACGATCAAACCCAGCTCAAAAACTTCCAACAAACAAAACAAAAACAACATCACCGGTATTATTTTAATAATCTTTTCATCCCACATGCGCATAACTCCTAAATCCCAGCGTTTAGATAACTCAACTCTAAATTTTCTACTATTTCATCATCGCTTTGTTGTTTGTTTTTGACTTTAGCGATGAAATCCCTATAACCTTTATTTTTTAAACGCTCTAACGCTTCCTTATTAGCCTTTTTACACGCTAAACGCTTTTTTTTAATGTTTCCAATATTTTTAAAATTTTTAATATAGTTTCTATTTTTCATAAAATGCCTTTATTTTTTGTTTTATTAAACACTAATCAAGCGTTTTTTTATAGGGTTATATCCTCCATGTCGGCTTAGCTTTAAATCTTATGTTATAAGTTTCTTTAACCTCTCGCTTTAGTGGCGCTTTCACGCTCTCATGCGTTATCGCGCTCGCTAATGCGTCTATGCAATCATCTTTTTTAAAAGGCTTGTCCGGATTAAAGCTAAAAAGCTCTTTTTCTATCTGCGCGGTGTTGTTGCTAGAATGGCTAAACACTAAAAAACCGGTATTAAAAAAAGGTCTTATCGCTTTGATCTTATCCACTTTGGAGATTTTTCGGCTTGGTGTGTAACAAATAATATCATCGTTTAGTGATTCCTTATTGTTTTCTTTGGCTTGTTGGTTGTGTCTTGCTAATGCAACTAAAAGCAAACGATACAAAACTAATCCTCCGCCATCGCTTTCTATAAAGGTTTTTGCGTCCTTGTATTTTTCTTTAGCCGCTAGAATGTGTTTAATGGTTTCTTCTTCGCTCCATATCCCAAAAAAACAATCTAAAACGATATACCTAACGCTTCCATTATAGTTCTCAACGCCTACTACTACGATCGCTCTATTATCAGCGTTCTGGCTCAAACTTAAAGCGTTATCTACAAATATATAAGTATTTATCTCTCCTAATTCATGCGTGAAAACTTTTTTTAAATACTGCGGGTCAAAATACCCACCACTGCTAACGACTAGATCTTGTTGGTATTGCGCGCTAAATTCATCGTTGCCCATTTGTAGCCTTAAGGCTTCTAATTGTTCCTTATTGTGTTTAGCTTCAAATAACGGCGTGTCTTTCTCTCTTGTGTGTTCAAAATCTTTTATTTTGTAGGTTTCTTGGTTTTCGTTCAAGGCTTTAAGTTGGATGATTTCCCATTTTCTGATCGTTTCAATATCAAACTCTCGCTCGCTCTGTAAAAACCCGCATAAATCATTCGTTCCTAATCGTTGCATGAGAATGGTTATATTAGAACTCGTGTCCTGTAATCGTGATATAACGCTTTCTTTGAAGTTGTAATTAACGAGGCTAACTTCTCTTTTAGAATTCATGCCGCTCACTTTAATAGGATCATCAATGAGTATCTGATTAGCATGAAAACCAGTAAGCGCGCTTTTTAGCGTGGTTACAAACAAGCCACCACCCTCTCGTAAAATAAACTCCGTTACTACAAACCTATAAAATCCTATAAAGAGCTATAAAATTCTCTTAATTTAGGATTTTTGTTGTATTCCTAGTTCAACCTTGCTAGTTACTAAACGATTATTGGATAAATCATTCAACAGAGCTGTCAAGTCCATAGGCGTAAATTCGGCAGTAACTCTACCTACTAAATGCTTTAAAAGATTGATAGCAGCGTTTATATCTCTATCTAATTCAAAGCCACACTCTAGGCATTGATAAATCCTATCTTTAAGTTTTAAATCTTGTTTAACCTTTTGACAATTAGAGCAAGTCTTAGAGCTTGGATAGTAAGTATCAGCTCTTAGAATTTCTTTATTAGAGTATTTAGCTTTATATTCTAATAGCGTGTTAAACACAGACATAGAAACATCGCTTAAAGATTTAGCCAATCTGTGATTTTTAAACATGTTTTTGACTTTCAAACTCTCTAAACAAAACGAGTTGGAGTGTCTTATAAGAGAGCTTGTGAGCTTGTGTAAAAAATCAAGTCTGATGTTAGCGATTTTTTCATGCAAGTGGGTAAGCTTTTTAGAATGCTTTAAGTAATTATTAGACTTCTTGGTTTTATCCCCTTTGGTTTTTGGGTGGATTTTTTTACTCAGTTGTCTGCTAATTCTTACAAGCTTTCTAGTAAGCTTATCTAAGGGCTTAGGGGCATAGATATTTAAGCCATTAGACAAACTCACAAAGGATTTAATCCCTGTATCAATCCCTAGTTTATTATGACTCTCTTGGAGTTTATGGGTTCGTTTGTATTCACTCTCATCAACACCACAAGAGATTGAAACATAGAAATGATCGCCCTTTTGAGTGATGGTGGCGTTATTGATTTTGCCTTGAAATCTTAGTTTTTCAGTGAGTTTGATTGGGGGTAAGTTAGGTATTTTTAAATAATCAGTATTAGCTGTTTGAATGATTTTAATTTGATCACCCCCTATATAAAAAGAACCTTGAAACTCTCTTTTCTTTTTAAATTTGGGGTAACTCACTAAACCTTTTTTTAAATCCCTAAAAAACTTATTAAAGGCTAGATTTAAGTGGATAAAAGGCTGTTGGGTGGCGTATTTAGTTACTTCATAAACGAAATTAAATTGCGATTTTTTAAGAGCGTTAAATTCTTTTTTAAGCTGTAGATGGTTAGTTTTAAT